CCAGAAAATTTATATCTTTCTTCTGATAAATAATCATAAAGGCTATGCACACTATGCCAAATTTTGCCAAAATCATAATAATAATCACAATATTTATATCCTCTGGGGTCAATTAATCTAAACTGCCTTGTTTTTGCATTTACCAATATATTTGCAAAATGCAAATCAGAATGACATAATGGGGAAACAAATTTTGGAGTGCATTTCTTAATAATTTCTGTATTGTTCTCAAGATAAGCCAATGCTAGTGGGGTGTTCATATATTCTTTACCATTAAATATTAATTTATCGGCATTAATAATTTTAGCAAAGGCGGAATTCATATCTCTTGTTCGTTGTAATCTAGATTTTACTCTTTTAAAATGTACCCAATCAATATAATCTGGAGGAGTATCCATTTTCTGTTTTGTGTACATTTTTGTAAACATAAAATTTAATACATTGTCCAATATTTTTAAAGTTCCTTTGGCATCTATTGAACCAGAAAATAATAGAGTTCTTAGACTAGGATAAGGGTATTTTGGCATTTCATAATATAATTCTTTCTTCGATTGTTTTACTATTTTAACTTCTGAAAAATATTCTTGTAATTCCGGAGGCAACTTCTGTAAAAAAGCAATTTCATCTCCTAATTTAGCGGTAGCAAAATCATATGCTGTTTTCCTCACTGTCTGAATCAATTCAAGTTGAGCTTCGCTTCCGCTTTGCTCTTTAGTAAATTCATAATCTATTCTAACAATTTTAAAAGTATCTTTTAATATGTTAATAATATGCATAATTTCATTGCCTGCATATTGGAAACATAGTTTCTTAAATTTCCCCGCAGAATCTTTCCCTACCTTTATCATGCCGGAATAAATTTCCCAAGGAAATTCTTCTGGTTCTTCCATACCACAATATAAGATATTACCTTGGTCATCTATTTTAATTTTTCCACCACCATCGCCATGAGTCATAGCTGTTCTACTTAATATTACATTGGGATATTTAGAATATAAAATAGTTTCTAGTGCTTTTTTGCTAAAATAAATATCCCCATCTACTGCAATAAACCCTTCTTTTGGATTAATTGCTAAAGCAATAGAATAACTTTGAAAAGTAGTTTCGTTGTTAGGATTAACAATAACCTTTACCCCTAAATCTTTTATTTTTTGAATATTCTTTTTTGTCCAACAAATTCCATCTTTTCCCACAATTACAGTAATGTCGGTAATATGATATTCCTTAAATAATTCAATGGTACGTTTAAGTAAAGGAACTCCATTTACCTCCATTAAGCATTTTGGAATGTTCTCCCCAAGTTTGCCTAATCTTGTGCCTTTGCCTGCTGCGGGAATAATTACTTTCATCTATCTTTCTCCATTTGATGCTTCATTATATTAAGCCCAGCAATTACATCATTTAATTTAAAATCTGTTATCTTGTTCATATTTAAAGAGGAATTCATTGCTCTATTGCTTCTAACTTTGCACACTGCACGAAGTGATGCTGTAGGCAGATAAAACCTCTCTGCTATTTTAAGAGCAAATTGATATTTAGTTAATGGTTCGTTATTCTGAAAATGATAAACACCAGGAAGATAATTGTGCTCAAGAAGATGAGCAATAGCTAAAACGACATCATCTAATAAGGTGGGATATCTTATTTGCGTATTATCTGCTTCTAAAAGTTCTCCTTTTTGCAAAGTATTGATAACTTTAGAAGTCCAAATTTCCCTATCTGTAACATCGTTATATCCATAAAATAGAGGAAATCTAACAATATAATAATTATCTAAAATAGTTTTAATAATATGTTCTGCGGTTGCTTTTGTACTTCCATAAAAACTAATGGGGTCTGGAACATCATCTTCATTATATCCTAACTTATTACCACTAAATACATAATCAGTAGAAATATATATTAATTTTGCTCCTACTCTTTTACAAGCATTTGCAATATTAAATGTACCCAATATATTTGTAGATATTGCCCTAGCAATTTCTCTATCACAAGTATCGGGGTCGGGTATTGCTACCGGATGAATTACTATATTAGGTTTGTAATAATCAAATAATGCATCTACGCATTTATCGTGCGCAATGTGCATATAAGTAGTGCTTCCTCTGCACTGTGAATAATGAGTACCAAGAATTTCATATTCTGGAAAATGAGAAAATATACTTATAAATTTCTTACCAAAAAATCCAGTGGCTCCCGCAACTAAAATTTTCATATCTGCTCCTTAAAAATTAGGGTATACATTTTTTTAATATTCTTCCAATTAAATCTATCACAAAATATCCCAACTAAAAATAAAGGAATAATTAGCCAATACAGTAATAACCATACAATAAATAAATGTGATATATTTTTCATATTAAAATTGCCTGCATAAGTTTTTTAAATTCTTCCACAGATTTCACTCTGGTTTCTACATTTACATTTCGATTATATAAGGAATCTATTAAAATTATCCGTTCATAATATGTAAAATTAGGGTTATCCTCTACTAAAAGGGTCTGTGGTTCTGAATCTAATTTTTTTCTCTTTTGGGCGGTTGTAAGATAATATACTTCCCTATTAGGAAAATATTTATTTAACCACTTAGCAGTATAAGGTATCCAATCTTTAGGTTGATGTGTCCAAATCTCAATAGGGCTGCTTTTATGAAAAGATTGTATAATATCTAAAAATTTAGTGGGTCTACAAGTTTCAAGAATAGAATAATCTTGCGCCACTAATTGATAAATAGTTTTTCCTTCATGCTTCCAATACCAATCAGTAATTTCAGGAACACCAAATCTTTCCTGGACTTCAGGGTCAAGGTCTCGAAGCACACCATCTAAATCATAAACTATTTTAATTTTCATATTTTAATTAAGTTAAAATTATCTGGTTGATTAGCCATAATTTCTATAATATCCTGTTCCATAAGCAATCTAAATTGATTATTATCTAATCCAACATCCCATTGTTTGCCTTGTGGGGGCAATCTCCCATGAGAATGTCCATAAAGTTGCCAAGAATTGTAGTGGCTTGCACCCCAGACTCTCATAGCATAATGGCACAATGTTACGGGAGGAACACCTTTTCTACTAAATTTTATTTCTTTAATATCATTAATAGAAGTAAATAGTCCTAAAATATTTTTAATTCTATTGGCATAATCATGGTTTCCCATAATAAGATGAATTTTACCATTTAATCTTGCCCTTATACTTCTTACTATTTCATGTGCACCAAAACAAAAATCCCCTAAATGATAAACTTCGTCTTTTTTACCTACATAAGCATTCCACATTCTAATAATATATTCATCGTGTTCCTGGAAGGATGCAAATCCCATCCCTCCAGAAAATGAACGCATATCTGCTATTATAGGATGACAAAAATGTGTATCTGCTGTAAAAAATCGCATTATTTCGCCACCGGAGGAGCAGGCGGTGGAGGAGTATTCGGCTTAGGCATAGGCGCTGGCGCATTAACTTGCGCTTTTTCCCTAGTTATCATATCTCTAAGCACCTTTGTCCAATAATTCCTAGTTTCTTTTGAACCACCAAAATCCCGCCAGAAACTTTTCTTATCTACCCCGCCCAATGATTTATCAATCCAATCCACAAACTGAACAAGAGATTGAATATTAATTTCCATTTGTTCTAATTCAGTTTTCTTCTGAAGCTTTTTTTGTTCTAACTGTCTCCTCATATTCCAAGCCATTACGGGTTTGCTAGAGAAGATAATCTTTAATCCTACTTTTACTATTTGTTCGCCAATTAAATAAGCAATTACTGCAACAAAAACAACTAATACCAATTGTAATACTGTTAAAGAAACATTAACCATTATTTCCTCCTATTGTTAAATTTCAATATTTTGTTAATTAATATCTTTTTCTTTATAATTAAAACTTTATATCCTAATTTCTTATATATTCTTAATTTTCTTTTATCTCGCTTCCTCCAATCTGGTAAATTATGCCAGTAATCACCAAACATCTCTATGATTTTCTTTTGCTTCTTGTTAATAAAATCTGGGTTAAACCCTTTAATTATTAATGAACGGTCTCCAACGAATTTGTTTGGATTTTTTAATCTTTCTTTTTGGGCGCATGATTGGCATCTTTTGGCATTATAATCATTTAATGGTTTTTTACAATCTATGCACTTTGGGTAATTTTTCATTTTAATTCAATATAGTTATTAGTTGCATCAATAAGTTCTCTTTGATGTGTAACTAATATTATCTGTTTATCAAATCTTTTATTTATTTCTTTTAAAAGTGCTCTTATTTTTGGCAAATAATTAATAGAAACATGTTTAAAAGATTCATCTAAACAAACGAACCCCTCATATCGTGGTTTTATTAATTCCATCAATACTAATCTTAATCCAAAAGAAAGTACATCTAATATACCACCACCAAGAGCATCTAATGTATCTGTAATTTCTACTCCATCAGGAGAAATTACTTTAAAATTACATTCTTGGAGATTTCCTCTTTTACCAAATTCTAATTCAAATTTATAATCTTGTTCAAAAATATATTGAAGAATATATGTTATTAACTTATTGAACCCTTCTTTAACTTGTTGTTGTGTAACTTCAGAAATCAATGCAAATATTTCAATAGACTTAGCAAATACTTCCCTTTTATGAGATAATTCCAGTAATTTAACCTTATTAGAATCTATCTGGAAAGCCAATAAAGATTCCTGCCCTTGCAAGGCAGAAAGGTTATTTTGAAGTTCTTTAGATTTTTTTTCTAATTGGTCTAAATTCATTTAATCCTCATCAGTAGGTTCAGGTTCTTCTTCTGGAGAACCATTTAAAATATTATTGGCATTATCTATTCCTACCTTAATTTCTTTATCTAGTTTGACTATTTCTTTTTCAAGTGTATCTGGGGTTAATTTTAAATCCTCTAATTGTTTTAATATTTCATTTTTGTCCTCTGTTAATTGTTTCTCTTTCTCTTGGCAACGTATAAGTTTTTCCTTATTTTCATTGATTGTTTGCTCTATTTCTTCAAGTTTTTCTTTATAGTTTTCCATTGTATCTCCTTAATTAATTTTCTTAAATTGATATTTTCCTTTTAATTCTTGATTAATGAATTTCCCTTTTGATGGCGCTACTAACATTAACTGATAAACATAAGCCGGAACATTAATATAATCATAAATACCACCATAATTAAATTTTATCCTTAATATCTTTTCCTCTATAGAATATCCGATACTTGCTACATTTGAAGATTGCACATTAATCATAACAATTTCCATTATTTAACCTCCTTAAAATCTTTAATTTTAGAAAATGCTTCGTAATGTATAGGAAATCTTCTTTTCCAATCCTTGTCTCTTAATGTTTTTTGCCATAGTTGTACATATGGTTTATATGCTTTTGGGAAGTATTTCTTCATCTGTTTTACCGCAAATGATTCTGCTAGAATTTCTGATTTGATTTTATTTTTTCTTAATGTTTTTGAAGTCCATTTATATGTTCTGCATTTGATATGCCCCAACTCGTGAAAAATTGTTGAAACATTTTCTATAAAATCCTCTTTTTTCATTTTCTTTAAATTTAAAAATAATACAGGCATTCCTCCATAATTAGATACATATCCAATATACTTTGTTCTATTGTCCGTTCCCAATAAAAAATGAGGAATCCTTAATACTTTCTTCCAGTGAAATACTTCAATCATGATTTTATATTCCAAATTAACCATTGTTCTCCCTTATATCAAGTATAACACATACTGTGCGCACTGTCAACCTTTATTTTCACTATTTGTTATTCTACTAATAACTTCATCTTCTACTTCTTTATTAACCTCTGACCGTTTGCATATTTCTTTTGCCACACCCAATAAATCCAAATCTGTGAATGTGGTGGTCTGAAGACTTTCTATAAACTTCTCTATTTCTGAATTAAATTCCTTCTTTTTCTCTATTTTAGTAAGGTCAAATACTTCTTCTTTAGCTTTGGCTGATTTTAATTTGATTATTTTATAGTTTCTTTTTTCAGTATCCAATAGAACCACTGAAGGTTCAATATCTGATTCATCAATAGATGTCCTCCCAATTGAGCCAGGATTTACATAAGTAACATCATCGTAAATTTTAATAAATGGTTGATGCAAATGAGCGCAGAGGACTAAATTGTAATCACATTCCACATCCTTGGCTTGAATGTGGTTGATAATAGGTAAAAATGCCTTTGGAGTTATGAGGGCGTGGACAACTGCAACAGTCCATCTTTTGTCTTTGCTCACCATTTTAATTCCATCTGTTTTAATTATGGTTTCAATATCTTTCTGATAGTCTATACCTTTAATAAAATATTCATCTCCTTCTAACCATTCCAATTTTTTAATGAGTTTACATCTCCTAAACATATGGCAAATTGTGGTTGCTTGAGATACCAAAATGTTGTGATTTATCATGGGGTGGTTTCCGACCAAAGTATAAATAGGAATTTTATATTTTTCAATAAGGTCTATAATTTCATCACAAATAGTAAGACTAATTATAGGGCTGTCTAATAAATCTCCCCCACATAAAATAAATGGACTTTTATTCTTCTTAGCTATCTGCAAAATTTCTTCTAATTTTGCCATAGAATCAGAATAATAATTACCTACCCTGTTCTCGCTGTTTTGCCCAGAAATGTGATTGTCTGTAAAATAGGGAACTATCATTTATCCTCTTTGAGATGGGTCTCTGCCCCATCTGCGTTCTGTGATATATTTTCCAGATTGTTCTGTTGAAATATTTCCTAAATTTTCTTCGGTTTTATCTATGATAGGTCTTCCGTTAGAAGTATATCCTTTAATTTTAAATTCCTTAGTAACTATTGGTTCGTTATAAATATGTTCATCGTTATCCATTACTGCATAATCAGATAAAGATTCTGAAGCAAATATAATCTTATTTTGATTTGTTCCTTCCAGTCTAATATTAACAATAGTTCCTTCGTCTAATTCTCTATAATGTTGATGTCCACAATTAGGGCAAATAATTATCTGTCTTTCTGTGCTATCATCAAATTCATAAATAACATATTTATTACAATTATGGCAATATTCTTCTTGTCTTAATTTCATTTATTCCTCCGTAGCAAATTCTTTTAAATATCTTTTTACTGTTGCTGCTTCTTTTTTAAAATCATCTTCTCCACAACCTATTGGGTCTCCAAAATATAATATTTTTATCATTTTATCTCCTTATTTAACGGGCACTCAACATTATGAAAAGGACAAATTTTTATATTCTTTAGTATCTCTTTTTTCTTTTCTTCATTATCCTTTATTTCTTTATTATATTTGTCTACTTTAAGTTTACTGTTTTGTAAACTTTCATTTATAGTAAACAAGTTTTCTTTCCATTTTATTAACTTATCTAATCTTAATGAATCATTGATATACTTTTTTATATCTATATTTGGAATCTTAATCGTTGATAAAGATTTTTTTACTATATTTAATTCATTATTAACTTTCTTAATTTCTTTCTGAATAACTAAATAATTGTCGAATTTAACTATATTTTGTTTTATTGCTTTAATAATATCAGCAGGAATAGATTTAATTAAACCAATAGATTTCTTAGTCTCAAATAACTGATTATTAACCTTATTTAAACTAACTTGACATTCTTGCAACTTTACTAATTTGTCATTTAATATTTTAATTTCATTAACTTGCTTGGTAAATAAAATGGATAATTGTTCTTGGGTTTCTCTTTGCTTCTTTATATTAACTAACGAAGTGCTTAATTCCTCAATTTGTTGTGTAACTGATTTCTCGTCTCTACCAACCTGGAGAATATCTTTATTAAGAGATTGCATTGCTTGGTCTAAAATATCGTTACCAGTGAGTTTATTAAAGAGTTTCTGCCGGAAAGTACCTGATTTGTCCAACAAAAACGGCATGGCGATTTGATTAGCTATATTAAGAATAATCTTATCCTGGTCTATTTCTATGGGAATAAACTTAATAATGTCTTGAATATCGGCAGGTAAAGTGCCACCAGTAGCGTTATACTCTTTTTCCTCGCCTTTAATAGTAAGTTTGTATGAATTTACTGTTGAAGTTTTTATTCTCTCAATAATTATTCCACTATCTAAGGTAACTTTAACCGAAGTTTTCTTGCTTCCGGTTTTACGAACCACTTCTCCTCTAAGTTGGTCGGGGTAAAATGTCCAACGGATAGCACGAATAATAGTAGAATTATGAACAATAAAATCATTAGCAATGAAATTTTTATTGTCCTCAATTTGAATATCATATGTAGGTTCTTCTCCAATATATTTTATTTCTTTAATTTTATCCCAATAAATATCATTAAATACATATTTTTCTAAATTTTTTAAATTATATTGTTTGATTAATTTTTGTGCAAAATAACGTCCAAAATATATATCCCTTTTGTCTTGATAAAAACTTTTCCCTATTGCTTTGGTAAAAATATCTCTAATTTGTTTTGGCAAAATATAATGTTTACTATTTTGCATATTTTGTTTAATTTCCGCCCGTTTTTTTAGTAAAGATTGTTTTTTTCCAATTAAGGGTATATATTTGTAAAAAAGTTCTATATCCTCTTTTCTACTAATGAATAATATATATGCAGGAAAAACTTTACCGGATTGATTTTTGCATTGTTTATATGAAATTCTTGATAAAATGCTAAACCTTAATAATAAGTGTTGAAATCCATAAATTATTTCTTTAGAAGTAGAACAAAATTCCAACTGATTTAATGAATTTGGGATATATCCATCACAACTAAATAATGCTCCTAAAAAATTGGCAAGAATTTTTAATGAAGAATTATAAATTTCTTGGGGGATAAATTTTGTCCTATGATTCTTACCGTTAAGACCATATTTAACTAATAATTTTTGCAGTTCGGATGGTCGCATATGACGATTGGGAGCGTTTAATGGTTTAGAACATCTGATTTGATAAGTAATATGATGTAATCTTTTTATAATATGGTGTTCTCCGCACCCCCTTTTTAAACAATATAAAAAATCTTCTATTATTTTTTCATCTGCATTTGTAAATCCAGGAGTGGAATTAATAATACACCCATCTCCTATCAAATAACCTAATAATTTTGCTTGTTCAATTGATAAATTATTATTTTGTTGATTAGGTATAGGTATCCTTTGATTTACACCTATTAAATCTCTTGTTACAAAATTTTTCAATTCTTTCCATCCTTCGGATGATAAGAATTTATGATTATTTGTAGCTTTTATCATTCTACCCGAAGTTGTGGTGATTTGATATATAGATTTTATACCATTTGACTGAATAGCAACAATATTTTTTTCTTCTAATAGATTTTGTTTATTTAAACTCCATACTTTCCATAAATGAGGTAAATTAATTAAATCTTTAATAGAAATTAAAGTACCATTAATGGGAGAAGGAATTAATGTGTCTCCAGATAAACATTTTCCACAATCTGTAGCACCAACAATAACATTCACTCCTTTAGTAAAGTTAAGGATTAAATGTTCGTGCTTCTGGAAGTTATTTAATTCTAATTGAGTTATATTCATAATTTTTAAATATTCACAAATCCATCTTCATCAACTTCGTCCTCTATTAAATCCCTAATTTCATTACTCATATTTCTTAAAGTACCTAAATCCCCATAAACCATTAATCTACTTGAATTCTCATCTATTTCATCACAATCGTCTCCGCAATCAACACATTTATGTGCCGGGGCTTTCTTAAATGCGACAAAACTACATAAAAATGTTACATCCTTATGATTTGCCACATACCTTTTTATATTTTCGATAATATCGTGCAACTCTGGATTCATAGATTCTTCCATAAGTTCTCCTTATTTATAGAATAAATCCTTTCGATAACTCCACACCTTTAAAATCCAATTCAAATGCCCAAGTCATTGGTCTTTTTTTATTAGTTCCAAAAAACCATTGTTTTGGCTCTGTATAAATACCATATAATTTTCTGGCATAATCATCAAATGGTATCCATGCTCCATTTGTTAATAATACACCTTTGTCACCAATTGGTTCTTTTTCAAGAGAATGGAAATGCCCCATCATATATACATCGTATTTTTCTTCTGGTAAATTAATATAAGTATCTTTTGCTTTTCTAATACGAGTAGATTTCGCACCGCCTCCTGTTTCATCTCCATGAGTCATAAAAAACATATGGTCATATACTTTGGTAGAATAATATCTAGAAGTTGGAATTGTTACTGTTACTTTATCATTCTTCGCAGTTTTAAACATTAAATCAAGTGTTTTATAAATATGATATTCCAAATAATTTTCAACTGGTAAATCTGCTTTTCTATTACTTGTTGCCATCGAATGATTTCCTACCAAACAAAATATTTCTATTTTTGGGAATAATTTGCACATTTCGTTTATTAAAAATGCAAAATCCCTTACTGCATCCCAAATTTGTTCTCCTGCAATTTTTGTTATTTTAAATTCTTGCCCTTCAAAAACATATCCATCTCCTTCAATTAAATCGCCTAATAAAAAGATATTTAATTTTTCATAGTAATAAGTAGATTTCTGTAAAGAAACTATCTCCACGACTGAATCTAAATACCTTTGTAGCATTCTTTTCCTAATATCATCATTATATGTTTCTATTTCTTTTTGCAATGGAGGATAATAAACTTTATTTGCTTTTCCTATGTGCATATCTGAAATAATTAAATTAGCAATTTCTACTTTTTTATTCTTTTTATAGTCTATTAAACATTTAACAGGTTTTAATGCGCAAGAATATTTTTCTATATTTTCATTAATAATTTCAAATACTTGAGCATAAAGTTCTGCTCGTTCTACTTTCTGTGCTTGTTCTTTTTTATCCAGCGACCTCATTTCTACTGTATTTTTAGAATTATCTCTCATTAAATTTGCTCTCCTATGAGCAATTGACTTAAATGAGCGAAGAAGTCTTCCTGCTATTTCTTCTGTAGTGAATCCTTGTTTAGCCATTTCTATAACTTTATCATCTTCTTCTTTTGTCCATTGTTTAAACATTTATTCCTCCTTCTTATCGTCAGCTTTAGCAGGATTCTTAATTAAAGAAATCCCTAAATGCTTCATAATAAGCGAAGTATTTGTTCTAATATTTACAAGTAACTTAAGCATGACATTATTGAAGGTAAATAACGCAATTACTTTTGAATTAACATCTGCCTTTGGGTCTACAATTATTTTGGCTGCTTTTTCCTGCTCTTCTTTAATATCTTTTGAGGTTATCATTTTTCTCTCCTTTAATTAAAGTATAGCACATAAAGTGCGCACTGTCAAGTTATATTAATAAACAAATCCTTCCCTAGGTTCACTTTTCAACATCTCCAATACTTCTTCTCCAATCATACCATTATCTATTCTTTTTAAATATTCTAACTTGTATATTTTTGAACTTTCCAAAAGGCGAAATACCTCCTTTAGTTGGTCTTCAGTAATTATAGATTTCATTCCTTCGCCTTCACCATTAAAATTATCTTTGGTTATTAATATCTCAAACATTAGTCCTCCTTTTTAATCTTAACTCATTTAGTTTCAATCGGTTGCGTTAAATTAGCGCTTTTTGTCTTCTTTTTAACAGGAATAATTCCTTGTTTTAGCTTATTATCGCCTTCCTGGAGCGTTCCTGTGCTTAAATCTAAGGCAATTTTAGCATTCTTTCGAGGTTTTCTCACTTTTTGAGGCATTATTACTGATAAATCCCATTTCATAGCTTCAAAAATGGTTTCTATGATATTGTAAATATTGCGTTCCGTCATTTTTTCATAATCAATTTCTGTAATATGAGATTTATTTTTGTCATCAAAAGCCAATGCATTTTTCTTAGGGTCTTCTGATTTAACATAAATCCACAAATAATTGTCTCCTACTCTCTTATTTAATTTTGGAGCATTTTTTAATGCTCTCACAAATACTGGAGGTTCTTTAGAATAAGTTTTGCCATGCTTATTTGTAACTTCTGTTTTATAAAGTTCTGGTGCTTGACTTAATTTAGCAGGAAAACTTATTTCTTCAATAGGCAAAGTTTTTAATCTTTCTATCTCTAATTTAATCCAATCAATAATCTGCTCCTGGGATTCTTTATTTAATATTTTATCTATTAAAGTATCTTGAAATTTGGCAATAAATATTGTAGAATCCTTCCTCTTGACTTGGATGCCCTTAATTTCTTCTTTTAAACCTTTTGTTGTTCTCATCCAACCCTTGTACCTACACATAGTGAGAATAAGTATCTTTTCAAAATTACCTTTTTTACTTATACTTATATTTACTTTTTTATTGAATCTTTCCATTGACCATTGCTGAATAGTTTTATTTAAAAAATCTGATAAATCCTGATTGCTATCTTCTACGAACACAGAATCGGTGTCTACATACACAACTTTATATCCGGCTTCTTCTGTTTTAGTTTTTAAATATAATAATAAATCTCTAATAGAACTTGTTATCATACTTGCCAACCGAGCATCATAAAGTCTGAAGAATCTATTTCCTAAAACTCCCCAAAATGAGTTAATTATATTTTTTATACCGTCATAAGTTAATTCGATGCCTTTAAATTCTTCTGATTCTGGATTAGTATCTTCCATTAATTTTTTAAACATTGCTTTCTTAACCAATAATTTCTTAACTGCGGAAGGCAATAAAGCATTTTCATCTTGTTTAACTAAATATGTATTTTTAATTTCTTTGGTTTCCCTATCATTAACATTAACCTCAATAACATTATCCCCTTTTTCATTCACAATATTAGAAGAATCTAAACATAAATCTTGAAGTATCTGTGGGTATGCACTGTTTAAATCGTAGTCTCCAATATTAAATAGAGCACCAGATTGGAACGTTTCCCTGAAGGCACCCTCAAACTCATCTGTGGTTGTTTCGTACGATTTTCCGTTAGGAAGCACTATCTTCTTTTCTTTTGCTTCCTGTAATAATAAAGCATCTATAATTCTACTATTAAATCCAAAGTCTTCCCAATTGACTTTAGCAAATCTCCTAATTTCATCAAATAATGGGATAAAATGAAATTTTTCTTTTTCTAATTTAACCATAAGCTCCACATCATCTATATTTCTTAATTTAACTTCTTCTCTTATCTTGCTAAAATCTACTTCTTTATATTTCTTGCCTACTTTTAAATATTTTTCAGCTATTGCATCTAATCCATAACTCTTTTCACTTTTGTAAATTTTCTTCATCCAAGTTAGATAATCAACAATAGATGTTCCTGCCGGATAAAAATTATTATAATCTTTCTTGCCCCCTCTTACTTTCCCTATAGGACTAATTGCTGTGGCAAAATTATTATAATCACTTTCCTTCTCAAACAAATATTTTTGAATTCCTTCTAATTTTTGAAATCTTGAATATAAGTAAGGATAATCAAAATCTTCCATGTAGTATCCCAATAATAAATCGAAACATGCTTTCCTCATGTATTCAATAAAATCTTTAAATAATAATACTTCTGCATTCGCCAATTCTGCGCCATAATCGCCAATAAACCAATTCCTAATCTTATCATATTTACTGTTATAAATAGTAATTGAAGTTACCGGAAATTTAGCAGTCAATGGGTCTGGAAATTCATTTTCCCTTTTTAAAACTTCGATATCAATCATTGCCCATTTTATATTACTTTTTTCAAACTTGTCTATCTTGTCTACAACATATTTTTTACAATAGTGAATGTCTGCCTCATAACTTTCATGACTTCTTATTTCTCTTATTTCTCTGGGGTCATTGACGGTAATTTTTCTAACTTTTTTTCCATCTATTGCAGTATATTCTCCTTTAGGGTCTAATTCATAATAGTAAGGAGCATAGGAATTATCTTTAACAATTTTCAATGCACCATCGTCCTCTCTACAAAAGAGGTATATGGTTTTCTTAGAATTATAAACATTAACTATAGAAAGGTTATTCATTTTTATTTAATTACTCTGTCTACTATTCCTTTTTCCAAACAACTATCTGCTGATAACCATAGTTCTCCGGTATTTATTTTTTGCAAATCTTTCTTTGCTAATTTGGTATGTGCAGTCAAAATTCTTTCTGTCATTTTATCCAAATGAATTAAAAATGTAGTCCTATCCTTAATAAAGTTTAAATAATCGGCGTGCCCCTCTGATAAAGGATGATTCATCCAATAAGAATTATAATAAATTTGCCTATGTTTACCCATAACACTTATTAATGCAGCCATACTGCAAGCATGTCCACTTATAATAGTTGTTATAGGTGCGCTGCTTTGTTCCATTGCATTAATAATACTAAATCCGCACGATACATCTCCTCCTGGGGAATTGATTTCTAATATGATTGGTTGTTTTTTATCTATAATATTCATTGCTTTAATTTTGGTAACTACCATTTCTGCGGAACAAGGTTCTATTACGTTATAAAGAATGATATGCCTTTCTTTATTTAAAATTCTAAGATAATATTCGTCGTTGTATTTATCTTCTTTTTCTACAATTATTTCTTCTTCTGTTCTTTTCATTTTAACTCCTTTAAAATTTTTCTAATAGCCTTTGAATGTTCCGGATATGTCATTTCCCATTGAATATTTATACATCTCTTAAGTTGATTTATTCTATGTTTAAACTTCTCTGGTAGAAATTTTTTTAAATTTCTTAATGCAAATTTTTCTGCTTTGTATTCTTGAAAACGGCTAGTATTTCTTATTCTACAGTGATTGTAGTAAATATGTCCTAGTTCATGGAACAATACTGGTAATAAATCTTCTTCTTTCATTCCAAAAAAGGTAATGCTATGTCCTCCTTTTTTTAACTGCGCTTGTCCATAAACCCAATCATCTTCTTTTTTAATATGAATAGAAATATTCTTAAACCCTAATTTTTTAATCCAATATCTAGATTGTCTTAATATCTCTATTCTTTTCATTTTCCATGAATTAAATTATGGTGTTTTTTACAAAGTGTTATTAAATTTATAAGTTTATGCGCTTTGCATACATTGTACATATTATAAATAACCACTGGAAAAATATGATGCACTTCTAATTTTTTAGAAGAAAGGCACCATCTACATTTATGGTCGTCTCGTTTTAATACTTTAAGCCTATTAATCATCCATATTCCGTTGTATCTATTTTTACCTTTCCATCCCGGATTCAATTTTCCTCGTTTGAATTTGCTATCCATTTGTATATAATGTTTTCTACATAATTTGGCAGCATATGAAATTTTTACATGGCATATCTTACATTTAAAAGGATATTGAATATGAGTAGATTCTATCCAACATATTCTGCAAAAATGAGACCTAGATGAAAGAGAAACGGGGTGTCCGCATTTTAAACATTTTGTAATCGTATATCTTCCATGTTTATACAATGGATTTTTTGAACTCCGTAAAATTTTTAAATATTCTTTTCTATTCATTTTCAATTTTTATTTTGTTAATTAATGGGAGACATAAAAAACTAGTAAATGCCGATAATATTATTAAAAATTTTAATCCAACTAAAGGAAATAGCCATGCCCCTACTAAAGAACTTGCTGTGCCTGTGGCTAAATTAGATACCCCGCATAATAAAGCAAAAGAAGTTGCTTCTTTTCCTTTTAAAGAATTTTTTGCCATTATAGAAAGCACAATTAAATGAACAAACATACCCATTATACCAAATAAAATTCCATAGACTATTGCTGATTTGGGTGTATAATAAAGGTACGCCAATGAAGTTAATGCGCCTAAGAATACTGAATAATATAACCATTTCTTAGTATTTATTTTCTTACAACATTTAAAGAAAAGGATTGCTCCTATAATTTCAAATACTGAACAAATTGCTCCCAATGTTCCCATCCATGTTCCTGACCAATGGAAATTATTGCGTTGAATAAATTGTAAGGGCGTACCAAAAGAAGGGCTAAATTTATAAAGGAATAAGAATACGCACCCTATTAAAAATGATTTATTGGCAAATAATTCCTTATATGAAAGCAGGGTGGCAAGAGGCTTTTGATTGTTTCCAGTTGCAATTAATCGTTTCGCATTGCCACTTTTATATTTTAAAACAATCCCAATAATAATTAAATAAATAGGTATCAAACAAAGGTAAGCAAATCTATAAGACAAATGGTCGGCTATGTATCCTCCGCTTAATCCTACAATTATTGAAGCTATTGTTATTGCTATCCATTGACAAGCCTGAATAGTATCACAAGATTTTGTTTCTTTGCCCTGCACACACATAAGACCATCAACCGAAACATCCCTAAGAGCAGAATTAAAATTACCAATAATCCCCATCACTATAATCATGGTAACTGGCAACCATAAGGATAAACCGAAGAATAATGAAATTGCTATGCTACCAAACAGAGATAGGATAATCCACTTTTTGTTAGATAGGAAGTTATCCACAATAAATCCGTAAATTGGTTTAATAACCCAAGCCAATCCAGTAAGAGCAGAAATATACATTATCTTCTCTGGAGTAAAGCCTAATTTTTCTTTAAGATAAAAGAAAAATGCCAAGCCAGGTAAAGATTCTATGCCCTGCGTAAAATAAATACTTGCCGAAAGGACATAAATCCAGAAAAGTTTTTTATTTTTCATTTTATCTTTCTAATCTAGCTCTCTCACTATAATATTTTAGTTTGCTCTGTAATACCATAATATCAATATCAATCTGTCCAATATAACCTCTAAGTTGATTTCTTAATACTCTTAGATTTTGGACGCTCAATTCTGCTTCTCTTTCTGCCGGAGCACCTACAAATTTATCTCCCTTTTCTTCTATTGCATGTTTTTTGTTTATATAATATACATTTGCATTTCCGTCCATCTCTGCTTCAAATGCTTCTGCAATAGGTGATAAAAATCCTCTATATCCTAATAACTTATCCAATTTTTCATCTACTTGATTACCATCTACAACTTCTCTGGCTTTAAGTGCTAAATGAATCTTATCAAGAATGCCAAAAATATTCTCACAATATTTATATAGTTTAGCAACTCCTTCTTCATTTTTTAATGCTTCTCTTACTTCTGCTGTTGATTTTGCTTCTATTTGTTTTTTAATCGGTTGTTCTTCCACTTTATTTCTCCTTATTTTTATAATATTGCTCTGCTAATAATGCTAATTTTAACCACTTCTCTTTTCCTATTAAATCGCCCTTTTTCTCGCATTCATCTGCATTATGCATTGCTCTTTCCACCATTTTTTCTTCCATTATTCTACCTTAATCCCCTCTTCAAAAAAGAAGGGTATATGCATATCCTGTCCTTCTACACAATTAGAAATTTGCGATTTCTCAATCTTCAATACTAAATCAAATCCGACTTTTGTCTCTACCGTTTTTGTTTTTTCTATTTCATCACCTTCATCATTAAGTTCTTTAACTTTAATTTTTTCCTTCGTAACAGGTGCATCCGCACCTTGTCCACGTCTAAGTTTTATAATCAATCTGCAATTATGAAGTAAAGCATGTCCGCCAGTTAAAGTTTCAAGTTTAACAAATCCCGATAAGTCCATACGGGATTGTCCTATTAAAATTACGGCACATTTTGCATCAGCTACAAATGCTGTAGCCATTTCAAAAAATTGAGTTAATTTTCTGGCTCTAAGTGCCATAGTGTCCTGGGAAACCGATTTTTCTGTCTGGGCTTTGCCCTCATACAACTCACCCTTCGGGGCTATACCATGTAATGAATCAAAAACAATTAAATCTGCTACCTTTTCTCTGCATAATTTAATCACTATGTCTAACCCTTCTTCCAAAGTCTCTACATCAATAACTATCAATTTTTCTGTATCTACTCCTCGCTTCTGTGCCCAAAGAGAATCATAGCTTCTCTCTCCATTTACATAAGCGCAGGTTCCACCGGATTTTTGTACAACAGAAATTAAATCCAATACCATTGTAGTTTTGGCACAACCTTTACTACCCCAAATACAAGTGTATGTGCCCGTAGGAATACCCCCACCAGTAAAAGCAGTAAGATGTTTATTCTTAAATGGTATTCTACCCCTAGCTTCAATTGTGTTGGCAAATTTAATAGAAGTTTTTCCAAACTTCTTATTCAAATCTCTAAGAGTATTATTAAGTCTATCCTTGCGTTCTTCCTGTTCTTTAGTTAATTGAACATTGTTTTGTTCAACTAAAGGATTGGTTAAAATTATTTCCTCTTCTTTCATTTGTATTAATCCCTTTTTAATCAATTCTTGCTCAACTTTTTTAGGAATTTTTAAATTAGGAATACCTGCTTCTACTATTTTTTTTAATTCTTTTTCTGTTTTTTCTAAAATTGATTTTTCTTTATTCTTTTTCCCTTTTGCGCCTTTTGTTCTACCCATTTTATTTTCCTCCAAGGAAGCGTTGAGAACCATGACCATAATTTTTGATTGGTCTTTTTAACCAATCTTCCAAATTACTACATATCATGCTTGTTTTTGTTATAATTCTAATTTTAGTTATATTTAATTGTTGTAATTGTTGTAAAATTTCTTCTTGAATACCATACCCTTTTTCTTTTATCATAAAGTGTTTATTATTAACTATTTTTACAAATTCTTTAAATGTAGAATATTCATTTATTGCTCCGGCTAGAACATTCTTACCTTTTTTTGGGTCATAACAATATAATTTCATTTTATTTTCCTTTATATTTTTCGTCATTCTCAATTGTTTTCTTAAAATATAAATTTCCTGCGGTGTGATAAATTACTATTCCTTCTTCTTGATATAAGGCACCGCAATAGGAACATTGATGATTTAATATCATTTAACCTCCAAATTATTGAAATAATCTTGTATTTTTAAAGTAACTGTAACTATTCCATCTGCTTGTTGATTAACAAATATAGGTATTCTTCTTGAATCTATGGGTAACTTTTTAAATAATTTATTCCACTCTGCTATCTTAATAATGATGTTGTGATGGCTGTTATCAACTTTGCACTGAACAATAAATAATTTGGACAATACATCTTCTAATTCAGTAGAACCGCCACTGTTCTTTGTTCTCCTGCAATTAGGTTCTAATGGTTTAATATAAGAAACTACTAACTCTTCAAGCATATTTCCTACATCTTTTGTATTCATTTATTCCTCACTATAAGTATAACCTATAAACCTCGCACTGTCAAGTTTTATTATTAAATATCTTTTTCTTTCATTTTATTAATTAAACCAACATAAATCGCCCAAATATATAAACAAATTTGTTCTAAAAATTCAAATAATACTTGTGCGCCCATTTTACTATAATGAAGCATCAATACTTCTATGGTACAAAATAAAGTATCTAGTGTTTTATTTATATCATCGAGGTCATTGAAAGTTACATTTAATTGTCGTTTTTCCATTATTTATCCTATTTGGTTAATCCTGTTAGTGCAAGTACAAAAGCATCCATTTCGTCTAAATCTTCTATAGTAACACCAAATGTCATTGTTAAATATTCACTCACTAATTCTTTTATATCTATCTTCTTTTTTTCACCTTTTTTATGTAATAATTTTCCTGCTTTATTTTTAGTATCTCTACTATATACTGCTGCTGTAATATTGCTTTCTTCTATTTGTTTATTCTTATTAAATTTTATTGCTGCCCTTGCGGAATTTGGTAAAATAAAAAATATATAATCTGCATATTTTCTAAATACTATCCAAACTAGAGCAGAAAATCTTGCCAAATGTTTAAGACATTCCACGTTAGCCCCGAACCAGCAATCTTCCACCGAGACTATTTTATATTCTTTATATTTTAAATCTTGTTTAAATTTATCCAATGAATTAATAAAAAATTCCATTCGATGTATAATATCATCCTTCGGAGAAGTAGTTATTTTATCTAATTTGTCTATGTAAATTTTTGTGTTGTCTGTCCTAAGAATACAAATACCCGTAAAATGCTCTGCTACATCAAATCCAATGCAAATAGCATTCTTACGAATTTTCTTTTCTATCGTTTCCTCAACTTCTTTTATATCAATGGATTTATTCATTTTTCCTCTTCTTTACCTGTACTGATATTTTCTTCTGTTAAACTTTCTGTTCTATTTTCATCTACACGAGTTAATTTCTTAGTAGTCCAATCATATACACAAGGTATTTTTACCATTCTTTTCTTATTGGCGCTTTCTCTAATTTTAAATATTTCAAAACATCCAGAAACTCCATCAGATTCTTCGTCATATGCATATTTTACTGAAAGAGCACTAAAATGATTAATTAAGTTAGGAGCAAAAAAACTTCCGTCTTCTTTTAACTGAACAAATACAATCAATATACCTTTATTCTTACTTAACTGCTTGCTTAAATGTTCAAAAATTAAATGAGTATCTGCAAATGAAGTAGGGTTCAGCCAGTCCAGGATAGTAACTGCATTCTTTTCAAATTCTACTTCCATAGGATTATAATATTCTTTATTATACACAAAATCTTTTTCCGTTAATCCAAGTTGGAGTGCAATTTTAGCAAATCTGCTTCCTGTTTCTAAGTTAATATAATACGGTTTTATTCCTTGTTTAACTAATTGCTCTATAATATTCATTGCTATATGAGTTTTTCCCACTCCGGTCTTTGCGCCAACAATAATTAAATCCCCATATGCAAATGCCCCTAATCCATCAAAATATGGCAATTTAAAATTAATAGGTTTGGAGCAATCTATTAAATTGCTTTCCCATTCCATTTTCCGAATAAGAAACAATAGTTGCCTTTTCTGCTGAATATACTCTTCTTTTTTCAAATAGTTTATTACTTTATCTAGTCTTTGTTTTTCTTCTGCTTTTAATCTAGTATCTCCATAAATCATTCGTTCCATATCTCTACGAGTAGCTTCTCCTACTTCTTTTAATTGTTGCAAAATTCTATTAGCCAGTTCTTTCTCATCAAAAATATTATAATCCCCAATAGAATTAATAATATTTCTCATTTCTGAATATGGTAAATTAGGAGAACAGCTAATTTTATTCATCGCACCTAAAACAAATTCTGTGTCAGATAAATTTAATTGTTTCCTTAATATACATCCCAAATGAAACAAATAATCATGCCTGCCTTCTCCTTCACCCAATAATGCTTTCTGATAAGTTTCATTAACTATAGTTTCTTTTGTTTTTTCTGAATTAGATTTTAAATCTTTGACTGTTATAAATTTATTAAGATAATCTTTTAATTCTTGGGGCATTTTAAGTATAGGATTAGAATTTATCCATTTTCTCTGAATACCATTGATAATAGAAGGATATACCACTACCTGCCCATTACCAGTTTCTATGTCTATTTTAAGACTATCTATTCTTGTCTTTGGCATATCCTCTTCCACCTGATAAACCAAATGAAATCCTTTACTTGATTCCTGTATTAATGTTTCTCCCATAATTTTTACTATTTCTGAAGGAATAGGTTTCTGGTCAATATCAATAATGGTTATTTTACTTAATTTACAGTTGACCCCTATATTAAGAAAACTATTTGTCCATTCTCTCCACTCTTTCTTGTCTTTATGTTCTTTTATTTGCCATTCAGATTCAATAGGAATTTTATCATTAGGTCTAATAGGCACTAAGCTAAATCCGTATTTTTTATAATCTTCAAATACTTTGTCTATATCTTCTTCATCTTTGGCAGTTAGAATATTATTTATTTTAAATAGTTTCTTAAGGTAAGTAATTATTTTCTCATTTTCCCATGTTGCTTTTTCTGGCTCATTTTTCTTGACAATGGACAATAGTGTAAACTTCTCACCTTTACGAGGGCATTGCGTATGAATACATTTTATCAAATGTGTTTGTGCCACATTCTGCGCAGTAAATTCTCCGCAGAAAGGACAAATAGTAGCAAACACTTTTCCTCTACCTTCGTATTTGATTTTGAATTGCTGACAATATTTCTTAATAATCTCTACTGACAAGATTAATGCTTTGTAATTCGTCATTATTTTTTCCTTTTTATTAGTTTCCGTTTCTTTGTTTTAACTCCTCGAAATTTAGCTATTTTTTCTAAATAAGAATCAAAGGTTAATCCTACAACATCGCCCGTAGCATAAGATAATCCATAAACTGCTATCATCCAAAAATTATCAATATTTTTAATAATAGAATCAATAATATATGCCCATATAAAAATATTAACAAACGCAGTAATAAATGCCCATAATCTATTACTTCGTTGTCTAAATTTACTGTTAATAGAAGTTCCAAACGCTTCTATTAACCCAATTATAAAGAGGATTAGATATTTCATTTTTTCTTCTCTTCTATAAAAACTTTAAATAATAATTTATCAACAAAATTCTTTATTTTCGTTTTTTTTGATTTACGAAAGATTTTGTCGTAATTTTCTGAATACTGTTTATCTCCACCACCCACCCAGATTTTTACCATTATAATACTCCCAGATTTTCTAATTCGGGTTTCATTAACATTTTCCATCTAATTTTTAGATATATTTTTTTAAATAATTTATGCTTTAATTTATTTTCTTTCCTTAAATATCCTTTTATTTCTATATATTCGTCTGTTTTGGGTAGGTAAAAGTCTGGAGTATAAGTAGTATTTCCCAAATCAAATGTTTTTGGTTCATATAACCACTTTATGTGGTTTTTATCAAGATATTTGGCATATTTATATTCATAAGAACTTCTAAACCAAATATTTTTATATTTAATTCTTTTACTATAAAAATTTAATCTGCTAAATACTGGGTTATTTCTTCCTTTATTTCTTTTTGACCGAGAAATACTTAATTTTTTTCGAGTTTTTAAAGAAAGGTTTTTTCTTTTTTTACAACAAGAAAGACATCTTTTCATTCTTCTACTTACTATATTTCCACAATTATCTTTACAAAAATGAATATTACAATATTTTCCTATTTTATAATTTGGATTTGTATTACCTTTAAAACTTTTAATATAACATTTTTGGCATTGTTTAGATTTATTACTCATTATACTACCACACTTACAATATTTATCTTTAGAACAATAGTTATCCATGTTTTATACCTAATATTAGTTCTTCTAGTTTAAAAAATATAGACATTATAAAATATGTAAAATAAGTTATTAATGCTAAGAAAAAAATTATTAATAATATTCCTAATAATTTTAATTTATTCATTTAAAGCCTCTTTCTTAGCCGATTAGGAAGCATTGAATTTAATATAAATATGAGTATAGAAGGTCTCTTAAAATTTAATAAATTGCGGTATTTGTATGGATAAAATAGATAAACTGTATAATAATCATATATCATAGTGAATAAAGCCAAAATACTTGAAGAAATAATGTAAATATCTTTAATTATAATGCCATATCCTAATTTAACTAAATCATTAATAATTGCTGCATTGAGAAATTTACGGCTTTGTCCTTTTGCAGTTCCTACTTCTATAATTTTTTTAGCAGCCCAATAATACTTTATTGCATCAAAAATGCTTGTTAGTATTAATAGACCACCAAATATTTCTTTTAAGTTATTCATATTCTCCTTTAGGAAGGGAGAGGGGAAATAAATCCCCTCTCCTGCCTGCCGTGCTTCTTACTCTTCTGGTTCTTCGTTTCCGTCTGCAACTTTTGTTTCTTCAACTCCAGGTTCTTGGTCTGGGGCTTTTTCTTTCTTTACTTCTGTTTTTGCAACTGGGGCTACCTTAATTAATTCCATGCCCTGAACAAACAATTCTTTTATTGCTTTTTTAGCAGATTCTACATCTTTTACATCTACTAGTTTCATATCCGCTAACATCCCCGTTACGGCAGCATACACTGACCTTTCATCGCTGCAAACATATGATGCATTATTGCCACCATACGGTTTTCCACCGTATTTACCACCACCAGAGCCACCTGGCTGATTCTTAGTAACATGTTCCATTATGTATGTCTCTTTATTAAATTCTGCTTTAATACTATCCCCTGCTTTAAATTCTTTGGCTTCAGCAAGGGCGGTAGAAGTAGCTTTAAACCATTTCTTTGTTCCATCTACCTTTTCACAATAAATCTGTTTCTCTCCTACTTTTATTAATTTCATTGTTCTCTTCTCCTTTTTATTTTTGGTCTTAGAATATTAACTTCTTTCCACCCTACGGTAGAGGCAGTGTTTAACGTGTTCGGATAATTACTGCCCTATCCAAGCGTTCTTCACGCAATAAGACCATTAAATTATAGCATCCTATCTGCTACATAAAAACCTGCTACTCCAACAACTATCATTGCTACCAATACCGGATGAGATGAAACTACAGCTAACAATCCTACTACCGCCAACACTATGCCTACGCCTTTAACGATATTCTTTGTATCCATGGTTCTCCTTTTATTATTACTTTCCTTCTCCACTTTCGGGAGTTAATAGTTTCTCTATATTAGCCACCATATCGCCTACAGTTACAAATTTCTCTGCGTCTTCATCTAATATAGAAATGTTAAATATATTTTCACATTCCATGATTATCTCCACAGAATCCAATTCGTCAATGTTTAAATCTACTAATTTGGATTCTGCTTTGATATCTTCTACTTTTAAATTCATGGTTTGTGCAATTATTTCTATTACTTTAGCCAAAGTTTCCATTATTTTACCTCCCTTCAATTAAAATTTATCTATCACCATATAAATCAGATTGAGTATCATCCCGAACTTCATCTCTGTCAATTGGTTCTGATACTTCTTTTGTTTTCTTCGACTTTTTAGGTTTTATTGTTGTCTTCTTCTCTTTCTTTAATTTTCGTTCCATTTTAAGTCGGCAAGCCTCATAAGTAATGATGTTTTCTGTGCCAAAAATAGATGGTAATCTTTTTGCTATCCCTGGACTAAATGCCTCTGGATAAAAGAATTCTTTACCCGTAACATTGATTTTTTCTAATTCAGGTCTTATTTTATCTTTAATTTCTTGAGGCAAGTCAAGTAAGGACACACACATAAGTCTTTTATCATAATCCTCTTCATTTAATACAGGAGAGCAAAGATTATCTGTTTTTTCAATTTCAACTTTCTTCATCAACTCTTTATATGCCAATTCTTTTTCTCTATTTCTGTCTAGTGATAATATTTTATAAGGATGGTCTTTATAAACACGATGAGTAGAATACCATCTAACATTGTCGTAAGTAAGCAATTGAGTAAAATCTTTATCAGAAGAAACTACAATACATAAATTATTTGCGAAATATCTTGTTGCTTCCGAAATAATATCATCTGCTTCTATTCTATCTAATTTAATAACAAACATAGGTAAATTCTCTTTTATTCTTTCTAATTGTTGATTATGATTTTCAAATTCTTTATCAAAATCAACAAATCTAAGTTTACTTCTTTGTTCTTCTCTGTTGCCTTTGTACGATTTTTCTATTTCTTTTCTCCAACAATTTCTCCCATCCCCACACAAAATAATTTTATCGCCTTCTTCATCCGAATAACCAATTTTTTTAAGACTTCCTATAATAGAAGTCATGGTTATGTATGTAGAAGGAAGAGCAAGAATTTGTTCTGCTTCTTCCCTTCTTCCTTCTTGAATTAATTTATCCTTCTTTTCCATAGTTGCATTATAAGAATTAATAGCTTGAAACATTAAGATTGAGTAATCTATCAATATTATTTTCATATTAAAATTCCTTTAATTTTATTATTAATTTATCTAAATCCTTTAACTCGTGTTCCCAAATAATTAGGGTTTTATAATTTTGATGTATATATCCTTTTATGCGAATTTTATCTCTTTTCTTATTGTCTACTCTATTATGCCAATAATCTCCAAACATTTCTATAATCTTTTTATTCTTAATATCAATAAAGTCTGGATTAAAATTAAATTTTTTAAATTTAATCCAAAAACTGCCATTTCCTACGAATTTATACGGTAATTTTAGATGTTTAAATAATTTAATTAGAAACTTTTCGGGTTTGGATTTTGTAAATTTAAAAGATTTTAAATTAATTTTAATTCTTTCTTCTCTAAATTTCTTGTTTTTCCATAATTTTAAAAGTTTTATATGATTGGAGCAAGATAAACATCTTTTTTGACCATATAACCAATTTGGGTATGTAATTTCTCTACCACAACCTTCTACACAGAAGTGTTTGGCGGATTTTCTGCCATCTATATAATTTGCAGCGGTTACACCTTTCATTTCTCCTCTAATCATTTTACAGACACCGCAAGGGCAGTTGTTTTTGTGAATTCTTTCTTTTGAATTTTTGTATTTCATTCTTCCTCTTCAATAAAATAGCAATTTTCTAATTTATTTTCCTTAGAGTAATGATAATAAACATTCCCTTTCTTAATATAATCTTCGCCTTCTAAGATAGGAGATTTACAATAGAAACAGATTTTTTCTTCGTTATTTTCTGTCATTTTATTTATTCATTCTTTTTCCAAATTTCCGATGTTAAAAATGGAAAATCATCTAGTTCGATTGGTAAATAACCATGCGACACATCTAATTTAGTTTGAATAATAGCAAATAAATTCCATAGCAATGCTGAAGAATGCGGTTCGTCTTCTTTTTTATCAATACATGCCCATAAATGGCGCATTGCTGAATCATACATCCTACTAATTGGCTGCCCTTTTCTCCAATTATTTTTAGCATATTTTTTTGCACCTTGTTGAAAATGAATTGCTACTGCCCTCATAGGAGAAGAATAACAACCATCTGTAGTTTCTTTAATATATTCTATCGTATATTCAATAGCGGTATAAAGATAATTAAGAGTATCTTCTCTTACAATAGAAACCTTTGAAAACATTAATAGATTGTTTTCAATCAAATCTAAAGTAGAGGGAAAATTATCTTTAGTGTTATGATTAGTCTTATAATGAAACAATGCTTCTCCTGGAATCAAATGTGGCTGCCCTTTTCCTTCATCTGTATCTCTTACACTTCCAGAATTAAATTCTTGCCTTTTTCCTGAATCTTTTATTTCCATTATTTCTTCTCCTCTGTTAATATATATTTTTCCTTAATAAATTTAATTGTTTCATTTACTGTGTAAAATATTTGTCCTCCAGAAAGCATATTGCCAAATATCATAGTAGAATTAGCATCCGTTTTACTGTGGTCTGGTAATATTAAATATACTGGAATTTTAAATAAAGCAGCTACGAACATTTCCCAATGAGTGCCTACTGTTAAAATATCTTTAGGAAGATATGCGACAATAAAATCAGACCTTATTACTGCCTCGAAATCTCCAAAAAACTCTAAATCTCTTTCCCTATTACCATCTATAAATTTTCTTGTTCTCATTGCTCGAAATACTTCGATTAATTCAGTATTATTATTTGGTTCTATTACACCAAACCAAATTTTCCACATGGCTTCATAAAATTTTTCAAAATGTCCACCTTGTTTCAATCCTTTTATGTATTCGCAATTAGATGCAGTAATTTTTCCGGTCTTGGCTGCTTCTTGGCGAACCGGACAATAAATAAGCAAATCTTTATTTTTTAATGACTCATAAACAATATTTCTCCAATTGTCTGCATTTTTAGGAGAAGATTCTATATATCCTGCCAAATAAGTAGTATATTTTATTCTATCATTTATCATATTATTTTCTCCTTTTTTAAGAATTTTCTATTTAAAATTTTTATATTTATATTGGGGTATAACTTTTTAAATAATCTAAATTTCTTTTTTGCATCATCTCTCCACCAACCTTTAATCTCAATATATTCATCTGTTTTTGGCAAATAAAAATCTGGAGTGTAAGTGGAATCTCCTAAATCAAAGGTCTGTTGTTCATATTGCCATTTGATTTTGTTCTTATCCAAATACTTGGCATATTTAATTTCCCACGTGCTGCGCATCCAAATAGATTTATAATAAGAACCTTTGCTGTGCGTAATTTTCCCAAACATCGGATTACCTTTCCCACTCATTCTTTTACTAAGTTTTAATTTTGTTTCTATTGTTGGTTTATATTTTTTATGCGAAACGCTTGCTTTTGCCCTTGTTTTTAAACTTTTCATACAATTGTTATTTCCTAACTGGCAGCATGATTTGCAATATTTATATGTATAATTGCTTAATTTTTTATTGCATATTTTACAATGTGGCAATCCACCTTTGAAATGATGGTGCTCTATGCCTATACATGTTCCTTTTATTTGTTTAGAATGAAATTTGTCGTTGCACTGTTTGCATCTCTTTGCATTATAACTTATTTTTCTTTTAATACCTTTGTTCAAACAATCTATACAGTAATTTATTTTTAATGTTCTACCGTCTATGTAATTGGGATTGTTTATTCCTTTGTTATTTAATTTTTTCATTTGTGTTTTCTAAAAAAAATTTTATGGTATTTAATCTTATAATTCCATATGTCATCCATGCCGGAACATCTGATTTCGGCTGATAAGGATAAAGATGGGATACAATTCCAAGCAATTTTCCTTCTTTTGAATATACTCCACCACCCGAATTTCCAAAATAAATATTGTCTGAAATATACATATAATTTCCGATATATTTTAAAATTCTTCCTTCACTTACAACATCTTCAATTCCCATTGGATTTCCAACTATATAAACATCAGCACCAATCCTAGGTTCATATTCCGCAAGTTCTGTATATATTTTAGGTTCAATTGAATCATCTTTTGGTTTAAGAAGCATCAAATCATTTGAATTATAGAATTCTTCTTCTGTAGTAACTTTATTATCA